CCTCAGGACCCCTCATGCGACCCCCCACGCTCGACCAGCTCCAACGCCAGACCACCTGGATGGCGTGGCGTCGGCGTGCCCTATCGCCCCTGAATGTGTCGGATCTCGTCACGTCCGCCGAGAGTCGACGCGAGTTCCTCGAAGGGTGCCGACTTCTCGGCGTATCGAGTCCGAAGCCGCACCAGCTCCTGATCAACGACATGCTGGCCGCTGGTCTGGAGACGAACGGCGTGCTCATCCCCCGACAGGCTGGCAAGACGAAGACGCTGACGATCATCGCGCTGGGTCGGTGCGCCCTGCGTGAGCGCTACAACGTCGGCATGACGATCACCACCCAAGCCACGAAGACGTTCGAGATCTTCGAGACCACCGTGATCGATGAGCTGGAGCTGGTGTGGCCTGACGAAGACTCGCGCCCGTTCAAGTCGTACCGGGGCAAGGGCTCGCAGCACGTGCGCTTCCCTAACGGCTCCCGCTTCTCCGCCAAGAGCCCGAAGGGGTCGAGCTTTCGAGCGTCGTCCTACGATCTCGTCTGGCTCGATGAGGGCGGCGAGGCATCCCCCGAGCAGGCCGTGGACCTTCGGGCGGCGATCTATTCGACGTTCGACACCCGACCTGACGCGCAGCTCGTGGTGACCGGCACCGCGGGCACGTTCCGGAAGGGCCAGCTCCTCTTCGAGGCGCTGGAAGATGAGGGCAACGGCGTGGTCCGGTACGCCTTCCCGGAGGACGTGACGGCTGACGAGCTGGCCGCGTGGGAGCCCACCGAGGAGTTCCCCTACGGCCGGGTCAAGGAGCTGACGCTGGCCATGCACCCCGGCATCAGCTCTGGGCTGACGACCATCGAGAAGGTGGCCAAGCGCTTCGTTGCGCTGAAGGAGCGCTTCGCCGTCGAGTACGGCGGTATTTTCGTGAGGGCCAAGGAGCCATCGACGCCCAGGCGTGGCACGACGCCCGCCAGGACATCACTCCCGAGGTGCCCGCCCACTTCGCACTGGGAGTCATGCCGTCCTTCACCGGCCGCTCTGCCGCTGTCGTCGCCGCGTGGCGCGACGCGGACGGCAAGGCCTACGGGTACGTGCTCGACCACCGCCCGGGCACAACGTGGCTGGCCGAGGCCGTGGCCATCATCGCCCGCCGCCATGACGTAGCCGTGGTCTACGACACCAAGAGCAGCGATATGCGCGTGGAAGTCGAGACCATGTCGCGGATGAACCCGAGCCCCCGGCTCGCGCCGCAGCGCTACGAGGACGTGACTGCCGCAGCCGCGCTCCTAGTGAAGGACGTGAACACAGGGAACGCCGTGCACTTCGACCAGCCGATGATGAACGACGCCGCAGCGGATGCCGTGCGCCGCACTACTGGTCCGAATGCATGGGCGCTGGGCCGTCCCCCGAAGAAGGATCAGGCGGACATCAGCCCCCTGGAGGCGTGGGCTTTGGCGCTCCGCTACTACGACGAGAACCCGGCCTACGAGATGATGCGCCCCATCATCGCGTACTAGCGCTAGTTATCCACAAGTTTCCACAGCCTGACCGGCCAGAATGACGCGCGGCCGATACTCCAGCCGTGGGAGTAATCGACCGTCTCTTTTTCGGTAACGGAAGCCGTCGCAGCGTCTCTGCCGTTGCCAATGGCTCCTCCGTGGTGCCCACCGACTTCGCCTCCCCATGGACCGAGGGCAACCTCTCCAGGGTCGTCTTCAGTGACATCTTCGGTCAGGACGTTGATGTCGTAGACCGCTCCGTCGCGATGAAGGTCGCACCCATCAAGCGCGCCCGCTCGATCATCGTGGGTGCGCTTGCGGATCTTCCGCTGGTTGCTGTCCGCGATAGCAAGCCCGCCGACCGTCAGCCCGCGTGGCTCACCTCCACCCGCACCGTCGAATCGGTGCAGCACCGCATGGCCTGGACCATCGATGACCTTCTGTTCAGCGGCTGGAGCCTCTGGGCCGTCAACCGCTCCGAGGACACAGGGACCATTCTCGACGCGGTGCGGGTCGCGCCCTCTCGCTGGAAGTTCGATCCAGAGACGCCGCTGGGCATCCGCGTGGACGATACGCCCGTCACCGATGAGCGCTCCGTCATCCTCTTCCGTGGCTTCGATGAGGGCATCCTGGCGACCGGTGCCGATGTCATCCGTGGTGCCCGCGCCATGGATAAGAGCTGGGTGGGTCGGGCCACGAACCCGATTCCGGCCATGGTGCTCCATGAGGTCAGCGACGGAGGTACCCGAGTCACCCCAGAGGCGGCTCAGGAGTACGTCAATCAGTGGTCCAAGGCCCGCAAGAGCCCGGACGGCGCGGTCGGCTTCCTGCCCTCCTCGCTCCAGATGGAGACATACGGAACGGTCAACGCCGACCTGTACGTGGAGGGCCGCAACGCCCTGCGCATCGATGTCGCGAACATGACCAACCTGCCCGCCAGCCTCCTCGACGGCTCCGCGGCCACCGCCTCGCTGACCTACCAGACCGCTCAGGGCAACTTCAGCCAGCTCAACGAGTACCTGGACTACTGGGCCAGCCCCATCGAAGCGCGCCTCAGCATGGATGACGTCACCCCCCACGGGCAGGTCATCCGATTTGACCGCTCTAGCCTCTCGCTGGCCACGACCTACGGCCCGTCCGCGCCGCCCGTCGAAGCCTCCGAGCCCCAGACCCCGGAGGTGGCGTCGTGACCGAAGATCTCGAATTTGGCCTGTTCGCAGTCGACCAGGACTCCCGCATCGTGCGCGGCATCATCGTCCCTTGGGGTGAGGCCAGCGCCGTCAGCTCGACCGGAAACGCTCCGCTGACGTTCCGCCCCGAGGACATCCGCGTCCCCCGCGACCACTCCGTCGTGGTCCTGAACCGTCATCACGACCGCTACGACCCCATCGGTCGCGGCGTGAAATTCGACTCCTCTCACGAACGGGGCCTGTATGCCGAATACCGGATCGCGGAAACCGAAGAAGGAGATGCCTGGCTGGCTGACCACGGGTCTCTTGTTCGCCTTTCTCCTGAGCTGCGCGATATCACTCGCCATGCAGACGGACACGCCACAGCTACCCTGACCGGCTCCGCGCTGGTGGAAGCAGGCGCGTTCGCATCGGCCGGCCTTTTCGCCATCGGCGACGTGGTCGACGCCCCCGCCCCCGAGGCCGACCCGGCGCACATCGTGCTGGATGCCGAGGCGGCACCCGAAGACATCACGGTTCGCACCCCCGAAGGGTCGACCGTCTACACACCCGACGACGAAACCCCGTCCGAGGAAACCAATGAAGAAGGGGAGTTCGCAATGTCGAATTCGCTCGTGCCGGACGGGGTCCAGACCCCCGAGGCTCCCAAGGCTGACCTGTCCGCTCGCGGACTTTTCGCCGCTGTCCACAAGGCACACACCGAGGGCGACACCTCTGCCCTCGTGCCGTTCCACAAGGCTTCCCAGGAGGCCGGTCTCTTCGCGCTCTCCGACGTGAAGTTCAATGGCACGGGCGGTCTGAACAACAACGACCAGCTCACCGGCCCCCGCTACCTGGGTGAGCTGTGGGCGGGCCGTCGCTTCGACCGCACCGTCGTTCCCCTGCTGACCCAGGACACGCTGACCTCCCTCAACGCCACCGGCTGGGTGTGGAACGCGAAGCCGACCATGGCGACGTGGGCGGGAAACAAGGCGGCGGTGCCCTCCAACACCCCCACCGTCACCCCGACCAGCTACGCCGCTCAGCGCTTCGCTGGTGGTCACGACCTCGCCCGCGAGTTCTACGACTTCAACCAGACCGATGTCATCGAGTCGTACGTCCGCGCAATGGTCGACTCCTACGCGACGCTGTCTGACGCGTACGCGCTGACCCAGCTCGTGGCCGGTGCTACCGCCGTGACCCTGGGTGCTGTCACCGGCACGCAGTCCAAGGCCGTCAATGCCATCATCGACCTGGCCACCGCCGTCGCCAACAACCGCGCTACCCCGTCCTACGCACTCGTGGGTGCGTCGGTCTACCGGGACATCTTCACCACTCAGCAGACCGGCTCCTACGCCTACGTCTCTGGTGAGGCAGAGATCAACGTGGGTCGCATCGCGGGTATCCCCGTCTACTTCGACGGTCGTCTTGCGGCTGGTCAGGTGGTCGTGGGCTCCAAGGAGGCCGCTACCGCTTGGGAGCTGGCCGGTTCGCCCATCCGCGTCCAGGCCAACGACCTGGTGAACGGTGGAATCGATAACGCGTTCTTCGGCTACATCGCGGTCGGCGTGACCTTCCCCGGTGCCGTCGCCAAGGCGACCATCACCTACGCGTGAGTCAGAGGGGCGTGCGTGATGTTGTGGGTTACTCATCAAGAGGTGCGGAAGGTCTGGAAGTCCGCACCCGCCGATGACGACGTGCTGGAGTTCTACCTCCAGTCCGTCGCGCCTGCCATCGTCGCGTACGCCCCTACCCCCACGGTCGCGCCCGCGCCCCTCGCGCCTGCCGACTGGCCCAAGCCGACGCCTGACCCCGCACTTGCTGGGCAGTGGATTGTCTACACCCAGGCCGGCGCGGTCGCGGCGAAGATCCTGAATCCAAACGCCGAGTGGCATCACTACTGGTTCGGCACCCCACTGGACCCCGCAGCGCCTATCGACTGGCTCGAAGAGTCGGACGTACCCGAGGCGTGGAAGCTGGCCCTCATCATGCAGGCCCGCAGCGTCTACAACGCGGGGCAGGCTCGCGCGGGCGGCAGTGAGTTCGGCAACGAAGACTTTTCGATCTCGATCTATCCGCTGGACTGGCAGGTCAAGCAGCTTCTCCGTCCGATCCGTGGTCTGGGGGCCATCGCATGAGCGTCCGCAAGGAAGTCGCGGCCAAGCTCGCCGCCGACTGGAAGACCATCCCCGCCCTGGCTGGTCTCCGCGTGAAGGCCACCGAGAACCTGCCCGACGCCATCCACGAGGACCTGGCCCTCATCCGCCAGACCTCCATGGGACGCGCTCCACAGTCCCCTCAGGGGGCCTGGACGGTCAAGCTCACGCTCTCGATCTTCTCCGCCCACGAGGACCTGGACCGCGCAGCAGAAGACTTGGACGGCTATGTCGAAGCCGCCCTGGAATACCTACCCAAGAACTTCCTCCATGAGGACGCCGAGCTGGCCAAGTACGAAAACCGCCTGGTGTACCTGATCCCTCTGACCATCACCGCCAAGAAGGAGGCCTAGCGCCATGGCTACCATCACCGTTCAGCCCATCCTGCTGACCAACATCGACCTGAAGATCGCCGCCGACAACTACGAAGCCGCGGTGAGCAAGGTCCAGTTCGACCCCACCAGCTCGATTGTGAAGTGGAAGGGCCTGACCCCCGCGTCGGTCTTCAACTTCTCCACGTCGGCCGACTGGACCGTCACCCTGGAGTTCGCGCAGGACTGGTCCACGCCCAACTCCCTGGGTCAGTACCTCCTCGCCAACGCTGGCAAGCAGGTCACCGTGACCTTTAAGCCGCAGAAGCCCGCGACTGGCACTAGCCCCACCTGGACGGCCACCGTCATCATCGCGCCCGGTGCCATCGGTGGCTCCGTCGACACCGTCGCGTCGGCGTCCGTCACCCTCGCCGTCGTCGGCGTTCCCGCGCTGACCGTCGCGTAACAAACCCCCGGGCGGCGTGTGGGCATGCACGCCGCCCGGTCGGGCCACCTGAAGGAGGTGTCGCCATGCGAATCGACGTGTTCAAGTCCCCCGAGCTGCTGGCGACCATCTACGCCATCCGCTCGCTCGATAAGACCATCCAGAAGAAGGTCCGCGAGCAGACCAAGGCCGTAGCCGCTCCCGAATGGAAGAAGGCCCTGGCCGAGCGCGCGGACACGAAGCTGGAGCACCGCGTCCTGGTGGACACCGCCGTGGTGTCCGTGAGCAACCAGAACGTGCGTATCCAGTCGGCGTCCAAGGGTCGGCCGCTGTCGGGTGGCCTGAGCCCGAAGGTCGACTACGCGCCGGTAGAGCACGGCATGAACCCTAAGAAGGTCACCTACAGCCGCAAGGGCCGTAAGGGCGGTACCCACAAGGTCACCCGCACGGTCGGCACGGCGTTCAAGGCTCCCCGCCGCGAAGGCCCCTTCTGGGGAGCCGCCCGAAACATGGTCCCCCGCATGGCGCGGCTCTGGGTGCAGACCACTGTGAAGACCATCGGCAACGCCATCGACGGAAAGCAGGAGTGACGTGGCACTTTCCATCGACATCGCCGCCAACACCCGCCAGGCGCAGGCCCAGGTCAAGGATCTCTCCAAGGATCTCGACAAGGTCGCCGACTCCCTGGATGACCTGGCGTCCGAGGCGAAGACTTCTGAGCGCGCTACGGAAGGCGTCGCTGACGGTCTGTCCGAGATGGGCCGCGAGGGCGAGTCCGCGGGCGACAAGCTCGAAGCATCCTTCTCCAGCATGGTCGCGGACGCGAAGAAGGCCGAGCGCGCCGCGAAGGACGTAGGCGACGCAGGTAAGAACATCGGCGACGGTGTGAAGCGTGGAACCGAGCGTGCCAAGGAGGGCATGAGCGAGTTCAAGTCCGAGGCCAACTCGACCGCCCGCGAGTCCGCGGCATCGTTCGACGGCACGGGCGAGTCCATCACGGATGTGTTCCAGGAGGTCGCGGCTAACGCCTTCGCGGGCTTCGGCCCCGCGGGAGCTGCCGCTGGTCTGGCCATCGCCGCCGCCTTCGGTGCCATGATGCAGAGCGCCGCCGACGCCCAGGAGAAGCTTCAGGAGGCCCGCGAAGCCGCCGCCGAGCTGGCCCGCGAGATGTACGACAACGGCGGCACGCTGCCCCTGAAGGACCGCATCGACGAACTGTTCTCGACGCTGTCCAAGGAGGCCAAGGCTAACGGCGCGCTCCAGTCGATGATCGACCAGTGGTCTGACTTCGGCACCGTCCTGGAAGACCTGGAGGGCACCGCCGACGCGGTGAATAAGCCGGTATCCGAGCTGATCGACGCGCTGTCCGGCAACGACCTGGACCAGACTCGCGCCGTTCTCGAAGCCGTCAACTCCGAGCTGGACAACATGTCCGACTGGACCCCGGTTTGGGATGAGCAGTACCAGTCCCTCAACGGCTACAAGACCGAGCTGGAAGCCACCCTGTCGGCTCAGGAGACCGCAGCTCGACTGAACGAAGCCGTGGCCGAGTCCGGGGCCGCTGCTGCCGCACGTCGCGCCCAGGCCGAGGAGGAGGCGTCCGCTCGCATCCAGTCCGCCACGGAAGCCGTTGTGGAGTCCTCGCTGGGCGCGTACGACTCCATGCGTAACGCCGCGTACGAGAAGGCCACCGCGGACAACCAGGCCTTCGACGTGGGCAAGTGGCTCACCTATGTGGAGGAGACCCGCGCCCAGGCTGACGCCTACAAGGCCAACCTCCAGAACATGAAGCTGTCCCCCGGCGAGTGGGAGAACCTGCTGTCGCTTCCCGAGGAGGCCCGCGCCGGTATCGCCGCGTCCTACGCCTCCAGCGGTGAGGACGGCAAGGCCCGCATCCGTGCCGCCCTGGGTGACGGTGGAGCCGGTGAGGCGGGCTCGGAAGCCGCCGTGTCCTTCGACGCAGCCTTCAACCCCGATGCCGAGATCAAGCCCCAGGTGGACACCTCCGCCGCCGAGTCCAAGGTCAAGGAGCTGACCAAGGATCGCGAAATGAAGATCCGGGTCAAGCTCGACACTTCCGAGGTGGACGCATGGACCCCGCCGCGTAAGACCGGCACCGTGCGCGTCGGCGTGGACGGCACCGCGTGGGACCGCTACACGCCCGCTACGAAGATCGCCTACGTGCGGTCGCAGCCGCTGGGGGGCTGATCCATGGCCAGCTACATCACCGCCAACAACGGCGCGGGAACGACCGCACCGACCGTCATCGACGGCTACTCCACCGAGCGGGAGTCCCGCAACGTCGTGCACGACCTCATCGGTGGCGGCATCGCCACGACGCTCATCCTGCCGCGCCCCCGATCCGGGGAGCTGGTCCTGCACTACGCGGCCGAGGTGCAGGCGTGGGGAGCGCTCGCGCTGCTGTCCAATGAGTCGGCGTACGTGCTGACCGACAGTGAGCGCCCCGGCGTCGGCATGGTCTTCGTCGTCAACGGCAACGTGCAGCTTGCGCTGGACGACGACACCCGAGAGACCTGGACGGTCACCGTGCCGTACCAGGAGATCAACACCTAAGAAGGAGCACATCATGGCTGGACTCACCCGAGCACGCCAGCAGGCAATTCTGAACACCGAGTTCCCGACGACGTCGGGCACCGATCACATCGCCTACTCCACCGATGGGCTGAGCGAAACGACCATCCTCACCCGTACCGCCATCGGCGCGACCGGCTGGGCGTCGGCGACCTCCGCGGACCCGTCCATCAAGACGACGGTCAACGCGCTCACCAGCGCTGCCGCGACCGGGTCGGGCACCATCACCCACTTCGCCATCTTCAGCGCGTCCACCGCGGGCACGCAGAAGACCGACTGGCAGGCGCTGACGGCTTCTCGCGCCATCGTCGCGGGCGACACCATCGCGTGGAACGCGGGAGCCATCACGATCTCGCTCGACTGACCCGCCGTCCGACCCATACCCGAGGGGGTGACCCATGCCCGTACCCGTTTTGCGAAATAAGGTGACGACCGCCATTGGTTCGGCGGCAACGTCGTTCGCCGTGACGATGCCCACCCACGTCGCCGGTGACCTTCTCGTCGTGATCGCCACCGCGGACGGCGCACCCACCCTCACAACGTCCTCCACGGGCTGGGTGAAGCTGGATGGGTCGACGAACTACGCCGCCACCGCGGTCTTCGGCAAGGTCGCAACCTCCGCGGCCGAGACGCTGACGGTCGCTTCCACCGCATCCGAGCAGTACCGCGCCACCGGCTGGGCCTTCTCCGATCACAGCGTGAGCGACGTGACCACGCTGGAGACGGCACGCGCGTTCGCGGACACGTCCGGCGCGGGTGAGGTCCCGGGCATCACCGTGTCCAAGCCCCTGTCGTACTACCTCATCGCGGCTCTGGGCGGCGAGTCCGGTGGCTCCACCGCGGCGTCCAACTTCACCCCCACGGGCGTGACCTCGCCCTGGTCCAACTTCCAGGTTGCTCAGGCCACCAGCACCAGCGACGCCATGCAGGCCACCGCGGACACCACGCTGGTCGGACCCACCACCCTCGCGCCGGGAACGTGGACGCGCTCCACCGGCATCACGCGCGGATACTTCTCCAGTGTCGTGGCCATCCCGGGTGCACCCGACATTCCGCCGTCGTCGGGAACGGTCACTGTCGTCTCCGCGGTCAGCGGCTCTGTGACGCTCTCGCTGCCCGTCAGCGGGTCCGTAAACGTCGTGACGGCATCCGTGGGCGCACCGACCAAGCAGAGCCCCGCAGCGGGCGCTGTGGCCGCTGACAGCGTCGTGGCAGGTAGCGCCGAGGTCATCGCCAAGAACCAGGCGTCGGGCGCGGTGACGGCGTCCTCCGTCGTCGCGGGCACGCTGTCGGTCAGCGCGCGCGCCACCGCGTCGGTCACCGCCGTGTCCACCGTGGTGGGTGCGCCGTTCAAGATCACCACGGCCTCCGCAGCCGTCACCGCGACCTCCGTCACCGCCGCCACGGTACGCCTTCGCCGCTACGCATCCGGTGACGTCGTCGCCTTCAGCTCCGTGCGTGGCGCGCTGAAGATGATCGAAGCACCCGATCTTCCGCCTACGGTGCTGATGCGTCCAGAGGCGTCGCTGACCGTGGCAGGGAAGACTCTCGCCGCCATCGATGGAGACGCCGCGCTGGACGCCGCCCGGGTGCCGTACGCCATGGCCACGGTGGAAGTCGCTGTCACCAACCCCGCCACGGTCGAAGCCATCGACCCCCGCCAGGGTGTGCGTGCGGTGCTGTCGGCATCCAACGCGGGCGTCAGCTCTCGCACCTTCAACCTGGGTGTGCGAGAGCGCACCATCGACCACGCCGCGAAGACGATGAAGCTGGAGCTGGCTTCCGATGAGGCGCTGCTGATCGACTACGCCCCCATCACGCAGGATCTCGGCGCATTCGAGATGCAGAACAGCCTTCGTTCCATCGTCAACTACGTGCTGGGCAAGGTCGTTCCGGGTGCGAGCCTCCAGGCCGGGGGTGCCCCCGATCAGCAGTTCCTGGTGGCTACTGACTCCACCAACCTGTTCCCAGACCCGCGCTACGAACGCACCCCCGAGGGCGGCTACGCCATCCTCAACGCAGACACCATCCCGGACACCACCTGGGCCGGAACCGAAAACCTCGCGGGTGTCCACCTCTACAACCCGACGAACGATGATGCATGCGTCCAGCTCTCCAACAACAACGCGCTGCCGTACGGCATCCAGGTGGGCCGGTCCTACACCTTCAGCGCGACCGGTGCTGTCCGTTCTGCCATGGGTGGCAGTGAGCAGACAGCTCGCTCTCGCCGACTGGTGGTTGTTGGTCGCGTGAATGGGACCTACACCGACCTCGCCCGCTCCGCTGCCGTCCCCACGTCAATCGACGGCGGCACGCGCGTTTCGGTCACGTTCACCGTCCCCGAGGGGTGTGACCAGATCCTTCTCCGCGCGTACCACGGGCACACGTCCGGCACGATCACCTGGCGCGCGTTCCGCCTGTCCGAGAGCCACGACTACCCCGGCCCCCACAACTGGCAGTACTTCGACGGCTCGCGCCCGAGTGACGGCCTCCACGCCTATTCGTGGACCGGCACGCCGAACGCATCGACCTCAAAGCGTGTCGCTCTCATCGACCGTGCCCCCGAGCTGCTGGCCTGGGAGCCCGGTGTCTCGGCGTGGGAGTTCCTCGCGCCCATCGTCACCAACGTGGGACTGAAGCTCTGGTGCGACGAGAACCGCGTCTGGCGACTCATCGACCCCGCTGAGTACGCCCTTCCCGGTGTGCTCAGCGTCACCGGCTTCAACGCGACCGAGGGCACCGACACCATCACCCGATCCGACCCCGAGGTGTACTGCACGGGCGTCATCGTGAAGTACCGCTGGCGTGACACGTCGGGCACCCAGCGCGAGGCCCTGGACTCCGCAGGCGTTGCAGGCTCCGTGCTGACCATCGACTTCGACCGCCCCTATCCCGGCCCGGGTGCCGCTGCCGCCATCCTCAACCGCCGAGCCGGTCAGGGCCGCGTGCAGGAGGTCACCGCGCTCAGCGATTACTCCGCCACCCCCGGTATGGAGGCCCGCATCACCCTGCCGTCTACGGCCGACCAGCAGGGCGTGCTGACGTCCGTGTCGTGGTCGCTCACGGAGGGCCTGATGCAGGTCGGCACGAAGGGCCTGCTGGACCTTCAGAAGGGCTCGATCAACGCCCTGACCGGAACCATTGACCAGCTCACCGGAACCATCGACAACCTCTAAGGAGCACCCCATGGCCGTAGGAGATGCCGCAGCCGCCGCAGGCTTCCAGCTTGTGCCGGGCTCGCTGCCCGCCAACCAGATCGAAACCGAGATCAACCGCAGCCGCGACTACATCGCAGGGGTGCAGACCACCCGTGCGCGCTCGAAGGTGTCGTCCACGGCACCCGCCAACCCCCAGGTCGGGGATCTCTGGTTCGAGCCCATCTAAGGAGTGACCCATGGGCACCATTCGCATCGGCGGCGTCGTCAAGACCGGCCCCAGCACGCAGTTCTGGCTGGAGGCCGACTGGGTGCGCCAGGACTGGGGCGGCAACTACTCCGTCCTGGGCGTGTGGCTCCGCGCCGCGAACGGCCCCGCAGGCTCCACCGGCTCCTTCGCCAACGTCTTCGGCAAGCAGACCGCCCACGCCAACGGGTACATGTATGAGCACAACGGCAACCCGTTCCTGCCGTCCGGCTACGCCCAGAATCAGACCCGCTGGCACGACTACCAGGAGCGGGTCTTCTACCACGATGGTGAGGGCTGGCTGGGTGGCGTGGGCCTCGCCATGGAGCTTCAGTACGGCTCCGTCAACGAGATCCACTACGGCTCCATTGGCGCACCAGGACGCATCCCGAAGCCTCCCACGGCCCCGCAGAACCTCCGTGTGGCCGACGTGACGCCCGTGTCCGCAGGCGTGTACTACGACGGCCCTGCCGACGTGCGCGGCGCAGGCGTGGAGCAGTACAAGGCCACCTGGTACGAGATCAACAACAGCACCAACCCCATCATCTGGGAGGACTACAACAGCCAGGGCTACACCAACCCCCGCGGCCTGGGGAACGGCCCGGGTCCCGAGCTGAAGCCCGGGCAGGTCTACCACGTGTACGTGCAGGCGCGGAACGCTGCCGGGTGGGGACCCG